TTCTACTTGTGTGTAGTCACTATCTCTTAAAAGCTGATCTCTATCAGCTCTTACTCTTTCCCAAGTATTAAACATAGCAGCTTCATTGTCAGCAATAAGTTGTTTTTCTGCTGAGTGAGCATTTATAAATATTTGAACATCATCAAGAGAACAAGGTGAGTGAGGAGTTCCATCAGTGTATTCTATCTCGCTCATTTCTGGTTTTTCACTATCATACTGATAAGCATGAACGTTAGCAGGTACTCCATTCCAACAAGATTGACTGGTCATGTTAGTGTAACCCGCCCCATCTACAACTACTGTTTTATCTGCTACTATGACTGATACCTTCATTTTTTCTCCTAAGTTTTAATTACGTAATTTATATCAATTGTTGGTTGAAGTAAAGAGACACTTGCAGAACTCGCTGCATGATTATGTGCACTACCGCCTCCTGCATTATTAGCACTGTCTTGGGATGTAGTAGGGCATTGGCTTCCGCTTGACCCTGTGTTTCTGTTACTTCCGCTGTCCGTTCCGTGAGCGTGACTAGCCATGGTGTTTGTATCAATGGTTGTATTTCCTGCATTTACGCTAGTGATGTTAGCAGTGTTAGCCCCGCCTGTGCTTGCTAAAGCTTTAGAGTTTGATTTTCCTACCACAATTTTATCAGTCAGATTAGGCACATTAAAAGTCGAAGAACCGTCCCCAACTCCATACGTGGTTCCTATGACTGCAAATAAAGCTGAGTAAGTGCTTCTTGATACAGCTGCTCCATCACAATTTAAATATCCTGTTGGCGCACTAGCTGTTGGCCATGGTATAATGCTACCAGTGTCTACTCCCACTAATCCGCTGATGTTAGCGCCACTGTAATCATATCTTGTTGCTTCATATGTTGCCATTTTTTATCCTATGTTTTAATTATATAGTTAAGTGCTATATAAGGTTGTAAAGTGCTTACCGCATCTCCTGCGTTTAAACTATGTGAGTGAGCTCCCCCACCTCCAGTATTCGTGGAGTTTAGATTTGGTCCTTGTCTAGTCGATCTGTTACCATTACTTACACTTAAGTTGTAGTCTGCATTATCTCCTATACCACTCTTGGTATGATTGTGGCTTCCTAATTCTGCAGTGTTAAGAGTGTGATTAGCTAAATTTCCTGAATTGGCAGTAGCGGTGTTAGCTCCTCCCGTTGTCCCCACGTTTTCATTATTACTTACAGATTTTATATTTTTATCTTGGCTATCTGGTACGTTAAAAGTTGAAGATCCATCTCCCACTCCATAAGTAGTTCCTATGACTGCAAACAACGCAGAATATGTCGATCTAGATACGGCTGCCCCATCACATGGTAAGTAACCACTAGGCGCAGTTCCAGTAGACCATGGAATAATTGTGCCAGTAGATAGACCTTGGATACCGGTAATAGCCGCTCCATCGAAGTCGTATTTTGTAGCTTCGTAAGTAGCCATCTATTATTTCTCCTTATATGTCCAACCTGTAGTCGCGTCTCCTGAGAAAACTAAACAAAAACCAGCACCTTGTGTGTTAACCGTAAGGTCGGCTGCTGCATTAGCAATGTTAGAACCATTTCTTCCAACCGTTAATGCGTTAGAATTGAAATCATAACCTTGATCGACAAATGAAACTTCATCCCCTGTAGAAGGTGATGCAGGTAGTGTGATTGTTACTCCTCCACCATTTGTATTTACTAAAAGCTGGGCACCAGCTTGAACTGTTTCAGCTGCAGAAACAACTCTCCAATTTCTTTGTTCATGAAGTTTTACAACATTAGTTCCATCAGAATATAGTGTGTAATTATTTCCTTCACATAAAGCTACGCCTGTGCCTGAAGATGTTTTAAAAGTTAAAGTGTTTCCTGCGTGATCACAAGCATCTTGAACTTGATAAGTTTTTTCAATTGAATCTGGAATAGTAACGTTTAAGTTTCCTGCTAATGTTCCTGTTAATTTGATAACATCATTTTTACCATTTGATAAAGCACCATTGGTAAATGTTAGAGCTCTATTAGCGTTAGTGACGTTAAAAGTTGTAAAACCACCAATTGCTTGTTCTAAAATTAATAAATTTGTGTTTGTAATTTGTCCCCAAGTTCCCGAGTTTTCACCGGTCGCTTGAACTGTAAGTTTTAAATTTGCTGATGTTGAATTCGCCATATTAAATTCCTTATATCGTTTATTTTATAAAAATAAAGAGTTTGTGTCAAACTCATTATGCAGCCACCTCTTGCCATCCTGGAGGTGTTATAGGCGCTGAACCTGTATCAACTTCGTTCCAGATTAAAGCATTAGCACTATTTAAGTTTGCCGTCAACCCAAATCCAGTAGGGATTACGTCTATGTGAATAGCCACTGTTACACTAGCTAATTGGTTATTCATCGAAATTCCAGTTACCGCAACCTCTTGATTTAAGTCTGCAACTGCAGTTCCTTGAGCTGCTGTTAATGCAATTCCTGTAGGGCTAACAATAACGTCCCCTTGCATTCCTAAAGTTCCTAAAGAACCTACCATGAAATTGCCAGTAATCATTGTGTCTGGCGCAGGATCGACTATTCCTAATGTAGCTTGAGCTACGTTTAAAGTATTAGCAACAACAATAGCGTCTCCGACAGCAGTAGTGCTTGCTAAAGCTGAGGTCATAGCGATACCGGTCGTGGATGCTATAACAGAGCTACCCGCATCGCCCCAGTCATTTACGTTCCATTGAAGTCTGCCCCAACCCGTGCTGTTGAAAGCGTCTATTGTACCAAGAGCCATAGTGGCTCCTATGCCTGTCGCCATTGCGTCAGGACCAGCATCTGCAGTTCCTAAATTACTCGTTAAAGCAAAACCTGTGATAGGAGGTTCAACTGCAATACGTACTGTAGGTGCGTTTAAAGATAAAGTTCCGGTCTGGCCATCATTGGTTGAAGGCGTAGCGTTTGATCCTGCGGAAACTGTGGAGCTTCCTAAATTTGAAGTAAGAGCTTGACCAGAGGCTATTAAATTTCCTGAGATGCCCCAAGCAAAATCACCCCAGTTGGCTCTACCCCAACCAGTGTTAATTTCACCAGCAGTTGTTTCGTCTCCTAAAGTTGCACTGAGAGCGATACCCGTAACTGTAAAAGACGGGTTAGCTGTGTCATTCCATTGGTTTTGACCCCAAGAGCCAATACCCCAAGTTCCTGATCCACTCATAGGAGTCTACCTCCTACAATTAACCAGAGATCCTTAGAATCGCTGCAGTTGATGTTTGCGCTGGAAACTGAATTGTAAATGTTCCTGATGTAGCTGTTTTATCTGCTCCAAAATCTAAAACACATACGCCAGCATTTGTGGATGTTGATGATGTGTTATAAATTAATGCTCCTCTTGCAGTTAAAGTGACTCCAGTAAATGATCTGTCTGCAAAGTCCACTCTTGCTACACCCGCTGTTAAAGAAACAGCTTGGTTAACTAAAAGTCCCCCACCAGAAGTATATTGTCCAGTGTTTGCTACTTGGTTCGTAGTAGTAAAGGAAGTAGTTGCTGAGTTTAGAGTCGCTGAAGAAGTATAAAGAGCTATTTTAAATTTGTCGCCACTTGAATTTGAAAAGTTAGCGTCGCCTTCCAACAGTTGTTTCTTGAACGAATTACAAATTGCTTGTGTTATAGCCATGTTTTCTCCTTATTGTTTTCCTATTCGAGGAACACCTGATTGGTATTCATCCCGTCTTCGTCTTCCCATTTGTTCTATGGAGAAGCCTTTAACGGCCTCAACATATTTTTTATCATATAACTGATACATGTCAATGGGTCCCTTTAAGAAACCATAGGCCTCTACGAGGCAGGCATACAATAAGCCATTGGGAAATTCTAGACTTAGGTATGTAGTAGTATTTGTACTCGATAACCCTGCGGGTTTCAAGATATAATTTAATTGTATAGTGTAAGTCTGGTCTGGAGTTGGAGCTACAACCACTGTGTCTTCATCCCAGTTGCTGTAATATTTAGGCACTCCTTGAGCGGCGTTGGGATTAAATTCCGACATAAAATTAACGTCTCTATATTGTAAAAAGTCTCTGTTTTGATTAGTGTCTCCAGTGGCTAATTCAGAGTCTACAATTTGAGCAGATCTAATTACCAACAAATTCTGAGGAGTGTCTATGAATCTTTGACCTGCTATTAAATTCGCAGTAACGTATCTTCTGTTATTATCAGAATCTACATCTCTTAATATTCTAAATTCTGCGTCTTCTATAAATCCATTTATAATAGTTGACGTAAATACATTTGAATTTACTTCACAATAATCTCTAATTTTTGTTACTAGTTCATCGTATGTCATGATATATTAATTGTTACACTCCCTATTTGCATTAACGCTTGTCTGGCATTGCTAACTGTATTTGGATTTGCTGGAACCATGCTTCCGTCAGTAACAGTTTGAAATGCAAAATCTCCAGGCAAAGTTAGATCGGCAGTAATTCCTCCGCCTCCTCCAGTTAATAAATTAAATTGTTGTGGTCTTGGATGTTGTAATCCTTGGGGATCTGCTGAATAAGGTGTGGGTTCTAATTGTGGTTGTTTAGGTTCATACTCTGAAGTATGAACTCTTGCACCATTCCATTCTTTAACCATTTCACGATATGGAAAAGCCAGACCGGATCTATCTGAAATAAATAAAGCGTGTTTTCCTTTTGCTGTGTTTCCCATAATTATATACTCGGATAATAAGTTCGAGGAGCAATGTATACACTAGCTGAAGAACCGTCTTCTTCTAAAGCTCGTGCTAACTCATCCTCATAAATTAATTTCATTTCTTGAATTCTTGGTTGTGCATATTTCATAGAAAGATAATATGTTAATCCGGCTATCATGCAAGGTACAAATCTATATGGCACATCAGTTGCATTAGTATAAGCTCCTGCATCTTGAATTCTTTTTTCATAATAGAAATTTATAACATTTCCATTTTCTGTAGAACCTGGAGTTAAATATAAAGTAATTAAAATATGATCTATAAATCTTTGCACAAAATATTGAGATGGTTGACCTGTAGAAGACTTATTAGATAAAGCTTGAAATTGAGATCTATTAATTTTTTCTAAAGGAGAATCAACATTAGAAGAATTTCTATAAGACATTTCTAAAATTTCTGTAGCTTGATTTACAAAATTAGTAACAGCAGCTCCATTTGAGTGAGTGGCTGCAGTTGTTCCATTAACTCCACGTGTTACTCCAGTTAATTCTAAATCACTAAATCCAGTATAAGAAATATTTTCTGATCCAACGTTTATAGTCCCTACATCTGGCATGTTAGTTTTAGAAGCTATCGTAATTCCTGTAGTGGCACTAGTGGAAGATATTGCTGCGCTTAAAGTAGTGGTGACCCCATTTGAATTACCGTCTGCTGTGGATCTAAAAATTCTATATTCGTTTTGACCATCAACTAGAGTTATATTAGTTTTAGCCACCTCCCAAAAATGAAGACCTCTATTTCCCCATTCTTGAAATAAAATATTTAAAGAACGTCTAGCGGTTTTTAAATTATAACCGCTCATGTCAAATTGACCAAGTCTGTTATAAGACTCTTCAATTATCTCATCAATCGAAAACGTTTTGTCAAACGTCGTAGTGCCAGAAGTAGTGTTGGCCATTTAAACTCCTAGTTATAAAACACAGAACAAACTGTTACATGTTCAGTTGTAAAAGCTACACATAAATCTGTTTCAAATAAAATAGGACCAGGGAAATTTATTACAATAGGGCTTCCGCCAGATGTAACTCCACTAGTTTTATATTTAAATTTTACTGTGCCAGAAGCTCCTCCATCTTTTAAATGAAAATCTCCTGAAGAAGCAGTTGTGTTAAGAATAACACCCATAGCTCTTGTTCTTCCTGATTTTACAATTTTATTTTCTGTGGTTACATTTGCATTAAATATGTCTCCACTATTGCCGTTTGTAATCATATTCTTCTCCGTTAAAATTGATGAGGGCCCGAAGGCCCTCAATAATTATTTATTAGATATTACCAATAAGTTCAGCCGCATTTCTGTTAGCTGTACAAGTGATGTAATCTAATGAAGTTACTCTTTGTCCTGATGCAGATGCTGATACAGAAGCTGCAAACATTTGCATATCATCAGTGTTAATGTTTGATGTAACAGTAGCTGCTAAAACTCTGTTTACAAAAAACTCAACTTTACCTGCTCTGTCACATCTAAATCCTACAGTGTCATACGCATCGTCTGTGATAGTGTATGCAGTGTATTGAACTTGATTTGTTCCAGAACCATTTTTAGTTACAAATCTGTAAAACTGTTCACCATTGTTAGACTCAATAGAGATTCTGTTTGCAGATCTCCATCCAGAAGTTCCAGTAAAAGTTTCAACTAATCCAGTTCCATAATCAGTGGCATTAGCATCATTATTTTTAATTCTTGCTTCATACCAAATAACTGTACCTGGGTTAGTGATCGCTCCGGTGCTGTCTCTAGTTTCAGCTACAGCTTGGAAAGTATTTTGAGTTTTAACAAGAGCTAAACCATTATTGTCTGTTGTGTTAGCAGACGTTAAAGTTACTGCTCCGTTTACCTCATTAGATATTCCTGCTGCGGCTCCACCATCTGCAATAGATGTTGACCATTCTGAT